ATGTATGATGTCAAAGAAATTCGGGATAGCAACCCCGTAAAAAGTTCTGATTTAACAAATCAGGAGCAAAAAAATGGATCAGAAACTGCTTAGAGAAATCGCTAATGACGATCTAAACCCCAAAAAGCACGATTTTTTTCATCAAAATGAAATTCATGAAAAAATTCGCAACGATGATGACTATGATGACTGGGATTATGGCACAGAACCACTCTATGAGGTCAAAAATCCTTAATAAATAAGGTAGAATTATAATATTCAATGCCTCTAGAAAGGGTTAGTCAAGGTTTTAAAGACGTAAGTATGTCATTTCAGATTAATCCTCTGACGAATGACTTGATTGCTTTGACTAATGCTACTGCCATTTCTCGTTCCGTGAGAAATATCGTATTTACTAGTCGTGGTGAGAAGTTTTTTAACCCAGAATTTGGTTCTGGGGTGAATAGATTACTCTTTGAAAACATGGATGAGTTGACTGCGGCAAGTTTGAGAGATGAAATAGCAAGCTCTATCGTTAATTTTGAACCAAGAGTTTCTCTTTTAGATGTTATAGTAGATCCACTATATGATGAGAACGCATTTAATGTCACAATTTCTTATAAGATAATCGGTGCAGATTTACCAGCACAACAAGTAGAATTTATTTTGCAATCAACTAGGTAAATGCCATTAACAAATTTTACAAATCTGGACTTTGACCAGATAAAAACAACTCTTAAAGATTATTTAAGAGCAAACTCAAACTTTACAGACTATGATTTTGAAGGGTCTAACCTTTCATCAATTTTGGATGTATTGGCATACAATACCTATATCACTTCATATAATGCAAATATGGTTGCAAATGAAGTGTTCATTGATAGTGCAACTCTTAGAGAAAACGTCGTATCACTTGCTAGAAACATTGGATACGTTCCACGTTCAAGAAAGGCATCAAGAGCAACTATTAGTTTTCTAGTTGATACAACCGCAGAAACTCAAAGAACGGGTGTTACACCAACTGCAATAACACTTCATAGAGGACCAGTTGCAGCAACGTCTTCTTCTTTTGGTAATCAATCGTTTATATTTTCAATCTTAGATGACATAACAGTTCCAGTAGTTAATAATATTGCGGAGTTTAATGATATATCAGTCTATGAAGGTTCTTTATTAAACAGCACTTTTACATATTCAACTAGTAATCCAAATCAACGATTCATTATTCCAAATATTGGAGTTGATACTTCTTTACTTTCTGTTAGTGTAAGAGGCAACAACCCATCAGCACCTTTTGTAAAATATGAACTAAAGGAAGATATATTTGATATAACATCAGATTCAAAAACATATTTCTTACAAGAAATTGATGGTGAGAGATATGAAATATTATTTGGAGATGGAATATTTGGAAAAGCTCTTGAAGAAGGTGACTTTATTGATGTAAGATACATCACTACAACAGGACCAAATGCAAACGGCGTTAATCAGTTTGCATTCTCAGGTAGACTAACTTACACAAGAAACGATGTTGAAAATATCATAACATCGGGTATATCTCTTGTAACAACTGGTCTAATCTCAAGTGGTGGCGATGTCATTGAACCAGTTGAATCTGTAAGAAAATATGCACCAAAAGTATATGGAACTCAAAATAGAGCAGTGACTGCACGCGACTATGAAGTACTGATTCCATCCAAGATATTCCCAGAAACAGAAGCAATAACAGTTTTTGGTGGAGAGGAACTAATCCCCCCACAATATGGAAAAGTTTTTATTAGCATCAAACCAAGAACTGGTGATTTCCTTCCAAATATTATTAAAGATGAAATCAAACTAAAACTGAAGAAGTATGCAGTTGCTGGTATTCTTCCAGAGATATTAGATCTAAAATATCTTTATATTGAAGCAAACTCAAAGGTTTACTACAACACAAACTTTGCATTATCCACTGAACAAATTTCTAGCATTGTTCAATCAAACGCAAGAAAATATTCCGAATCTACGGAACTTAATAGATACGGGGCAAGATTTAAATATAGTAAGTTTCTAAAGATAATTGATGATAGTCACGAAGCAGTAACTTCTAATATCACGACTATTAGTATGAGAAGAGATGTAAGAGTTTCTTTAAACTCTATTGCAGAGTATTCTATTGGGTTTGGCAATAGATTTCATATTAGAAGTTTTAATGGATACAATATTAAATCATCAGGATTTAGAATACCAAATGTAGATTCTGTCGTATATTTGTCGGATATTCCCAATGCTAATGGAGAAACTGGATCTATATTTTTCTTCACCGTTCCAACAGTTACTTCAAATGTTCCAACAATAGTTTCTCAAAATGTTGGAAAAATTGACTATGTGAACGGAATTGTTACTTTAAACCCAGTAAACATATTGGATACATTAAAAACTAGAAATGGTAGTCCTACGATTGAAATATCAGCAACTCCCCAATCAAATGATGTTATCGGATTACAGGATTTATATTTGCAACTAGATATTAATAGCAGTGTTTTTGATATGGTTGTTGATAGCATATCATCCGGTTTAAATCCATCAGGATCACAGTATGTACAGTCTTCAAGTTACAGTAATGGGAACCTAGTAAGAATATAATAAAAATGACAGAAACAAGAATTCAGTTTAATCAAATCGTTGACAATCAAGTTCCTTCTTATGTCAAAGAGGAGTTTCCTTTAATTGTTGAGTTTTTATCACAGTATTACTTAGCACAAGAATTTAAAGGAGCACCTATTGATTTAATTCAAAACATTGATAGGTACGTAAAACTAGATGAGAATGCAAGAACATTAGATAATCCCAAACTTGGTTTAAGTATAGATGAGTTTGAAGAAACTATTACTGTTTTATTCGATTCTGAAGATCCAAAATCTTACTCAGGAACTCAAGGATTTCCAGAGTCGTATGGTCTTTTAAAAATTGGTAATGAGATAATAACATATACAGGGAAAACGCAAAACTCATTCACTGGATGCATTAGAGGATTCAGTGGAATAGAATCATACTCAAAAGAAGCTACTGCTGATGAGTTAGTTTTTTCATCCTCTCTAGCTGAGAGTCATTTTGTTGGTGATGAAATTATTAATGTTAGCGATTTATTCTTAAAAGAATTTTTAAAGAAAACAAAATATCAACTACTTCCTGGATTTGAAGACAGAAATTTCTATTCAGATTTAAACGAAGCTCTTTTTATTAAGCAGTCTAAAGATTTTTACGCTGTTAGAGGAACGGACGAATCTTTTAAGATATTATTTAAAGCTTTATACGGAGAGGATGCAAGCATCATCCGACCAAAAGACCATTTGTTTAGACCTTCAGATTCTGAATATAGGGTAACAAATGATTTGGTTGTTGAACCAGTTGAAGGAGACCCATTAAACCTAAAGTATTCTTACTTAGTTCAAGAAACATACGGAGATATAATTCCAGAAGGTAGGGGTCCTATTGCCGATGTTAAAAAAATAAGTTCAGATTATTATCAAATATCAGTAGACTCTGGATATAACAGAGACATTTTAGATGATGGATCCGTTTATGGAAGATTTTCAGTTCATCCAAAAACCAAATGCATTGGAAACGTTAGTATAGGTGCTACAACAATAGACGTTGATTCTACAGTAGGATTTCCAAATTCTGGAGAACTGTATACAACTTTTGATGATAATACAGTTGGTGTAGTTTCATACACTTCAAAATCGATAAATCAATTCTTTGGATGCTCCAATGTATCAAAACCAATTCTAGATACAACATATGTTGGAGTTAATACTTATGCATATGGAATCACTTTTGATGATGAGATTATTAAAGTACGTATAACTTCCATATTAGATACATTAAATATCGTTGATGATACTTACGGATTATCAGAAAACGCAGAAATTAATATCAAAACTCTTGGCGTCAATCCAAAGGATTTGAAATCAAATAATTGGATTTTTAATAATGCAACTTCATATGAAACTCTACCACCAAGAATATTAAACGTACAAAACTTCACCTACGAAATAACTACCAAAAAAGAACACTTGTTCAGAGTAGGTGATAGTGTATTATTTGTATCATCTTCAGGATCTCAAAGTGTTGGGACAATAGAAAATGTAAATTCTGCAACTTCTTTTGAGTCTTCTGGGCAGGGACAACTTAATACGTCTCAAGAATACACCATTAAGAGACTTATTAAAAAGGGAAATTCCACAATACATCCATCAATAACAAAATACAATACAGATATTCAAAATATTTACAAGATAGAAGATGATACTCTAGTTGCATCTTCTTCTATTCCATCTTATTATGGACAAACTCTAGATCCAGAAAATAATTCTATTACATTTGGTGGAGATTTTATTGGAGATACTTTTAGAATAACAACAAATACTGATCATGGATTTTACACTGGAGATCTAATTTACTACACTCCAAAAAAACAAGTAACAACTACATTAAATCCAGATACTGGAGAAACTATAAGTACAGAAACAGTTACTTCATCTTTATTTGGAGATAACTCAGAAGGTCTTTATTATGTAAAAAGAGTAGATTCAAATAATATTAAACTATCGAAAAGTAAATCAAACATATACAATAACGTTGTAAGTTCTGATCCTACAGAATCTTCATATATGGTGATAGAAACACTAACCACAGTTAGTGCGAATAAAATTGAAAGATATAATTTTATAGGAAAAACTTTAGATCATCAAAAACTGTTTAGAGAAATTAAAAAACCACAAAATGATGGATATTATTATGAGACCGAACCAGGAAGAACTGGAATCTTGATTAATGGTGTAGAAATACTAAACTATAAATCAAAGGATTATATAAGTTATGGTTCTGTTAAAGAAATTGAGGTTTTATCTGGTGGTGCTAACTATGATGTTATAAATCCACCAAGAGTAGAAATAACTGATACAAATGGGACAGGTGCTGTTGCTCACTGCACTGTAAGTGGAGTTTTGGATGAGATTAGAATAATTGATCCAGGATTTGATTATACGGAACAACCAACTATCAGCATAACAGGTGGAAATGGATCGGGTGCTGTTGCTCAAGCATCTTTGTCGTTAGTTGATCATCAGTCATTTTTCTACGCAGATCAAAATAGTGGTCAAGTAAGTTTAGCTTCATCCACTATAGGTTTCTCAACTTATCACAAGTTTAGAAATGGTGAAAGTGTAATTTACAAAACTGATGGACAGCAGGCAATAGGTGGATTAAGCACTGATGCAACTTACTATGTTTCTGTACAAGATTTTTACACTATAAAATTACACAAAACTCAAGAAGATGCCATTGCAGGAGTTAACACTGTAGCGTTGTCTTCTTATGGAAGTAACAAACAAAACTTTAAATCCACATCCAAAAAATCTGTAATACCAAGTATTAATATTTTAAATCCTGGTTTTGGATACCAAAACAAACAAAGAACGGTATCTTCATCTGGAATTAATACATACACCAATACTATAGAAATTGCAAACCATGGATATGAATCCGGAGAGCTTGTTAGATATATTGGAATACAAACAAATACAGATACTCTAATTGGTGGAATATCTACCAATACAAACTATTATGTTACAAAGATTGATAATGATTCCTTTAAACTATCTCAAGTAGGATCTGGAGACTATACTCCAACTTTCTATTACGAAACCAAACAATACTTAGAACTAACTTCATCGGGCGTAGGAACTCAATCTTTCAATTATCCACCAATAACAGTTGAAGTTAATGGAACTATAGGAATAGCATCAACTTCAACATCAACATTTAAAGCTGTAGTTCAACCACTCTTTAGAGGAGAAGTAACCTCCATTCAAGTTTCTTCTGGTGGAACAAACTATGGTTCCGATATTATAAATTTTGAAAGACTCCCAGACGTAACTCTTACTGATGGAAGAAATGCCCAGTTTACTCCAATAATCAATAATGGAACAATAGTTGAAGTTCTAGTTGATAACGTTGGATTAGATTATTTGGCACCGCCAACACTTACTATAACTTCAGAGACGGGAACTGGCGCTATATTAACCCCCATTTTGAAAAATGGATCCATAACAGAGGTAAAAGTTATTAGTGGGGGAACTGGATATATTCAAGGTGAAACCATAATAAATTGCACTACTCCTGGAGAAGGAATTGAAGTTAGACCAATTTTGGACAAATGGAATGTAAATCTTTTCTATAAGAAAATTCAAAACATCACTCCAGACGATGGAGTTATTGAAGAAAGTTCCAAATATGGTTTACAATACACGCATCTCTATGCTCCAAGGAAACTTAGAGAAACTATTAACCAGATTGATACCAAAGGAAATAAAATTTATGGTAGAACTGATTTAACAAAAGTTTCTAATATTGAAACAGATTCAACAAATCACTCACCTATAATAGGGTGGGCATATGATGGAAACCCAATATACGGTCCTTATGGATACGCAAAAAGAAGTGGTGGCACTCAGATAACAAGAATGAAATCTGGGTATATTGCAGAATCTTCTTTAAAAGTAAATAGACCTTCGTTGGCATCTTTCCCAGAAGGATTTTTCGTAGAAGATTACACATTCTATCAAAATTCTGATGAATCATTCCTAGATGAAAACAATGGAAGATTTTGCGTAACTCCAGATTTTCCAAATGGAACTTATGCATATTTTGCAACTATAAATCAAGCAGCAGAAAGCAGTGGAAACTTCTTTAACTACAGAAAACCAGTTTTCCCATACTTGATCGGCAAATCTTTCAGATCAAAACCAAATACTTTTAATTTCTTATCATCTTCAAACCAAGATGATTGTGATCTAACAAAAACAAATTGGAAAAGAAACACATATTATTACAATCTAATCAATGGTAGTTCTTCATATGAATATGTAAATATTCCAAATCATCTTAAGCAAAAGAGTGTAATAACATCAGTAGATGGTGGTAAAGTAGAAAATATTGATGTTATATTTGCTGGTGATGGATATAAAGTTAATGATAGGTTAGTTTTTGATGAAGAAAATACTTCCGGACAAAACGCAAATGCTATTGTCTCTAGAGTAAAAGGGAAAACAGTACAATCTGTCAGTTTTGCATCTAGTATTATTAATAATGTTGAGATTTATCCAGGGAAAGTTTTAGGAGAATATCAACTCATATGTGAAAATCCACATCAATTTAACAATTTAGATAGTGTTTATCTATCTGGATTCAATACAACATCTTTATATTTGAATGGATATTACAATATTGGAATATCTACTATAAAATATTCTCTACAGTCTGGAATTTCTACTGCTTCTACAACAGGTATTATTACCAGTTTCTATATTTCTGGAGATATTTCATCACTAAGAGATAATGATATTGTATCAATTGCAAGTTCTGAAGGAACTGAGCAAATAAAAGTATTGAACGTATATCCACAGGAATCAAGAATCAGAGCTATAAGGTCAATAAATGGAATTGGAGTCTCTCATTTTGCAACGGATATTATTACTAAAAACAATAGAGACTTTACAATCAATTCTGGATTTAAGACATCTTACGATTATAAACTTAATAAACAATTATACTTTAATCCAGTAGAGTCAGTTGGACTTGGCACAACTTCTGGTGTTGGTATAACTAGTTCCCTTTTCTTTGATTCCATAGAAGATTTATCTCCTATTGGAATAGGAACGAGCACAAAGTCTATTATCTACTTTAAAAACTCTAAAGATTACTTTAAGTACAACTCTGGTGGATATGTAGATATCGTTAATGCAACATCTGGTTCGTTTAATACGACAAAAAGAAAGATAGTTGCAATAGGAGAAACCACAGTAACATTAGATTTTGACACCAGTTCTTTATCTGGAGTTGGAGTAACCGCTTATTTAAATAGAAGAAAATTTGTAGAGATCCCAACAAAAACCATTTATATTCCAAATCATGGATTGGAAACTGGTGATAGAGTAATATATTCTTCCAATGGCGGAACCTCACTTGGAGTTTCTACAACTGGAGTTGGTAGCACCAACTTAGTGAATGGTCAAAGTCTATACATTGCAAAAATTACAGATTCTTTAGTTGGAATAGCAACAGTTCAAGTTGGTATAGGATCTACTGGAGTTATTTCTGGAATAACAAGTGCAACCAGTTCTTTAAGCACCCTATATCTTGTTGGATTGGGGACGAATGTTTATCATAGCTTTACAACAACTTACCCCATTTTAAAGGGAACAGTTTCAAAAAGTAAAGCAATAGTTTCAACAGCACAGACTCATGGTTTAAAATATAATGATAATGTTTATGTCTCAGTAAATCCATCAATATCAACTTCTTTTTACGTTAAGTATGATGACGCAAATAGAAGATTAGTAATCAATCCACGTAGTTTTACTTCTGCTGAAGTTAATACATCAACTAATAGAATAACCATTAACGGACATGGTTGGATAAACGGACAAAAAGTTATTCATACAGCAACCTCTCCTTCTGGTGGACTTCAGAATAATAAAATTTATTATGTAAGAGTTGTAGATGAGAACACTGTAGGATTAACAACCAGTTTCTATCAATCTCAACAAAATTTCCCAGAACTTATTGATATTACAAGTTCTGGCGATGGAGTAATATCTCCAATAAATCCACCAATATCTTTATATAAGAATTCAACTATTACCTTTGACTTGTCAGACTCTTCTTTATCATATATTTCCTTGGGTGAAAAGTATTCTGCCTTTGATCTCAAGATCTTTGTTGATAAAAATGAAACTAACGTATTTGATTCCTCTGAGGAAAGTAGACTATTTAATATTTCAAGAGTTGATAGAGTTGGAATAGATACAACAGCAAAACTTATTCTCCAAGTTGACGAAAATCTACCAGAAAATCTATATTACAATTTAGAACCAGTTTA